GTTGGCGCGCTCGATCGTTCTTTGGGGTGCTTCTTTTGTCTTTCTACCGCACACGAACGGGGGTTCGGATGTCGAAAAAGAAAAGGAGCGAGGATGAGCCGGCTGACCTGAAGGGGTGGCTGGAGCAGCATTCCTCGAGGGCGAAGCGTACGTGCTCGATTTGCGAGAAGTACGGCCCTGGGACACCGGAGGGGGAGGCATTGAACCAGTACCTCTCATTGAAGCCGGACCAGCGCTACGGCGTAGCGTTTTATACGTTCGTTAGGACGTACTTGCACAAGAGGCTGCACGCTACGGGCGCGGCTACTACGTGGAAGGACCACGTAACGAGGTGCCTTGGTATGGGCGGTGCGCTATGACCAAGAAGAAGGGGCAGGTTGAGCGCGAGCTGGAGGCCGACGCTGAGATCGAGCTTCTCCGAAAGCAGATCCGCGGCCTACAGCGTCAGATCAGGACGAACGCTGGGGCTACTGCGCTAGTCCTTCGGGCGGTTGATGAATCGCTTAGGCCGTACGAGGTACCAAAAGTCTCTCAGCGGCCCAAGCCACGCAAGCGCAAGCGAGCGGAGACGGTAGTTCTTCATGTCAGCGATTGGCAGATTGGGTCGTTGACGGACAACTTTGATTCGAGCGTGGCCCAGTCTAGGGTTGCGCAGCTTATCAAGAAAGTTAGCTCCATCGTCGAGTCGCGTTCTCATGCTGCGACTTTGAACGAGTGTGTCCTTCTTGTCGGCGGTGACATGGTGGACGGCTCCAGCTTGCGGGCCTCTCAGAGTTGGGAGGTGGACTCTACCGCTATGGAGCAGGCTCTGAACACCTGTCCCGACTTGATCGTGGACCTGGTGCGTGCGCTGCTGGAGATATTCCCGGTGGTCCGAGTCGAGTGCGTCCGTGGCAACCACGGCCGTATTGGCCCGACGAAGGGTAACGCTGATCCCAAGAGCGTGAACTGGGATACGGTGGCCAGCGAGACGGCCCGCCTAAAGATGGGAGGTGCAGTAGACGGGCAGCGTCTGCGCTGGCACACCGAGGTGGAGTCATTTTACCGGGTGGTGGACGCCGCTGGCACGGGCATTCTGTTTGTGCATGGTGACCAGTTCCGCGGCAGCGGTGGTTTCGCTGGCCTGCCGGCGTACTCGATTGCCAAGAAGATGGCTCGTTGGGCGGACTCTATCCCGGACCCGTGGTCGATCATGATGATGGGGCACTATCACAACCCAACAATGATGACGATGGGTTCGCGGCAGGTGTACATCAACGGTACGCTCAAGTCTGGAGGCGAGTGGGAGCTCGAGGAGCTGGCTATGGCGACTCGCCCGGCCCAGCGCCTGCTGGTGGTTGACCCGAATCGAGGAGTGATTGCTGACCAGGTGATCTGGTTGCGGTGATGGCGAAGTTCCGGGTGGGCCGCTGGCGTCAGGCCATAGACGCCTTGCGCTCGTTTTGCCCTGTGCAGAAGTACGAGGTTGTGGTTCGCCGGTGCAAACTTCCTGCGGGCGACGAGGGTGACTGCCGAAAGATCGGACCGAAGAAGATGATGGTGCGGGTGTCCAAGGAGATCCCTCAGCCATATTGCCTCGAGGTCCTTGTGCATGAGTGGGCCCACGCCCTAAGTTGGGATATAGAGCACGAACGCAGCGTGTCGCATAGCGCCTACTGGGGCGTGGCGTACGCTGACTGCTACAGGGCGGTATTCAACCCCAAGGAATGATGAAAGAGCCCGATCAGGTTGGGATGGAAGATATCCGCGAAGTTCTCCTTATGGCCTACGACTACATAAAGTCTGTGGACAGGGAGTTTGATGACAGCGGCGGCAAGCGCGGCGAGCCTATGGACAAGGAGCTCAAGGCGATTGCGCGGGTGTTGTCTATCTGGGGTGACCGTTGAAGATTACCTGCGTCCCCATAGAGGAGCTGATCCCGGACCCGGAGAACGCTCGGGAGCACGATGACCGCAGCGTCCAGGCGATCGCGGCGAGCTTGGAGAAGTTCGGTCAGCGGAAGCCGATAGTTGTGCGCAACAACGTGGTTATCGCCGGCAACGGAACGCTGGCTGCGGCTACGTCCTTGGGCTGGTCTGAGATCGAGGTCGTGTCTGCGGACGACCTCGACGACACGGACGCGGTGGCGTTCGCCATCGCGGACAACCGTACGTCTGAGCTGAGCAACTGGGACACGGACACTCTGTCCGAGATGATGTCGAAAGTTGCGAGCGCTCCGGACCTGAAGCTCGATGTGACTGGATTTGCCTCGGAAGAGGAGGCTCACAAGCTCGCCAAGAAGAAGAAGCCTAAGTCGAGGCCGACTCTGGCCGACCAGTTCATCGTTCCGCCGCTCAGTGTGCTAGATGGCCGTCGCGGCTACTGGCAGGATCGCCGGCGGGCCTGGAGGTCAGCCGGGATTGTGGACCAAGCCGCCGCGCCCGAGGTAACCCCTCATATGTACATCCCCGGCTACTACGAGAAGATCGAGGCCGGCATGACGGGTCAGGAGATAGAGCGCGAGTTTGCTGATTCTGGCGGCAAGCTACCGGAGGACGTGAGCCGCCGTAACTTGACTGACCCGGTCTTGGCTGAAGTTATGGTGCGCTGGTTCAGCGCGCCTGGCGACAAGATCCTGGACTGCTACGTGGGCGACGGTGTGCGCGCTGCGGTTTCTGGGGTCCTGGGCCGGAACTACATCGGGATGGGTGAGGAGCTTGACGACTTTGAGCCGATCCTCGGCATGTACAAGGACGTGTCGTCGAACGTCAACACTCTGCCCAGCGATGCGCGCGGCAAGTTTGGGTCTGGAATCGAGCCCAAGTTTACGAAGGACGTCATTCCTGACGGGCCGTACTCCTTGGGGCTGATCTGTCCCCCAATGCCGAACATGCGTCGCAGGAAGGACCCGTCCAGGTTTTCGGAGATGGCGTACCATGATTGGTATGCTCGCCTGGTCAAGGTTTCCCAGACCGTGTTCGAGCGCCTGGACGACCACAGTCTCTGTGCCTGCCTGATCGCGGAGCCTCGTTTCAAGGACGGTTTGCAGCCGGGGGCCTTGAGTCAGTATGGGGTGGACATGAACGCGATTGGCTTCGTCCCGATGAACGAGTGCGCTGTCCTGAACCCTATTGGCAGCGGAGCTATTCGGGCCAAGAAGGACTTCCTGGCTGGCCGCAAAATGACGAGGACGCACGCTCACATGCTGGTGTTCTGCAAGGGCGACTGGAGGACGGCTGTCCGCCGCCTTCCCTCTGAGTACGAGGATATTGGCCTGAACCATGTCTGACATCGAGAAGTCCCACTGCCGCGAATGCGGCCAAGAGATCGAGCGCAAAAGGTTCTGCGGAGCGCGACTGCGAGGCCAAGGCGAGCGTACGTGCCGTGCAATTCCGATGGAGAATGGCCGATGCCGTCTGCATGGCGGTGCGAGTCTCAAGGGCGTGGCGTCTGGCACCTTCGTCAACGGCCGTTACAGCAAGTACCTTGGCCGGCACCGCCGTGCTTACGAGGAGCTCATCAAAGATGAGGAGAAGCTGCTGGACCTGCGTGAGCACATCGCGGCTATGGATGTGGTGGCTCAGCGAGCTGCTGAGCGCGCGGCGGCCTTAGACACTCCGGACTTCCGTGGAAACGTCAAGGAGCTGGTGGCTGAAATGGAGGAGGCGTTCGACAACCACGACGCCGACGCTCTGAAGAGGGCGTTCTTGGACCTGAAGGCTCTATCTCAGCGTGGCGGCAGCGAGGATGCGGCACTTACAACTCTGGGCAACGCTCTTGACCGTGTAGCTAAGCGGGTGGAGAGCGCCTGGAAGCTGAAAATTAGCGCGCAGGGTATGGCGAGCCAGGCCGATATGGACCTGACTCACCACGCGATGCTTGGAATCCTGAAGGAAGAGATCAGTGACAAGAAGGCGCTTGGCCGCGTGGTCGCAAGATTCTATTCGGAGCTCCTTTCTAAAGGCGCTCGAGTCTCAGATGCCCCAAGAGTTCCTCGATCTGACGGGCGAGGAGGCGGTGTCCAACAGATCCAGGAGCCGGAAGCAGGGTCCATGGAGGACTGAGTACGCCGGGCGCGAGGAGGACTTCGCGCGTGACATGCTGGGGCTTTCGCACCCGCTGTCTGGAGCTCTGATGCTTTGGGAGGCTCAGAGGTACATCTTCCGGGCGGTCTTTGAGCACCGCTTCGTTGCGGTCAGTGCTTGCCGCTCTGCCGGTAAGTCTTTCCTTCTTGGTGGCGTTGTTGCGCCAACGTTCTTCTGCACTGCGCCAAGCCGTGTGCTGATGCTGGCGCCAACGCTGGACCAGGTGAAGGACGTTCTCTGGGCAAAGATCGAGTCGGCGTGGCAGGGTGCTTCTGTGCAGCTTCCTGGAACAGTCAAGAAGCTGCGCGTCGAGCTCGACAGCGAACACAGCATCTTGGCGGTGCCGACGCGCAACCCGGGCCGTGTGCGTGGTTACCACGCCGGCATCATTGTGCCGAGTGACCCTGACTCGGACGTCATCGACCCGGAGGAGCTCGAGCGCATGGTTGCGATCACTGGCGACGCGACTCGTCTTCTGATCGTTGTGGACGAGCCCGAGGACATTGACCCCGAGGTGTTCCGTGTCCTGCGTGGTATGACGAACAAGCCCAACGTGTACATGGTTATGATCGGTAACCCGTACATGGGACTGGACGATGACCACGAATACGTGCGCGCGTTCCGGGATCGGCCGAACAAATGGCACACCGTCAAGATCAGCAGCCTGTCTGAGCGCGAGGCCCATGAGATCGGTGTGCCTGAGGACCCGCTGAAATACGACAAGGTCTTCGACCACGTTCCGGAGTATCTGGTCAGCCGCGAGAGCGTGGAGGACTCGATGAAGTCGTATGAGCCTGGAGATCCGGTGTTCCTGTCCGACATCTGCGGTCGCTTCAGCCCTGGCAGCGTTACGAGCCTGGTTGTGACGAGGACGATCCTGGACGCCGCGGAGGCCCTATGGCCGAAGAACAACCAGCCCCTCGGGCCGTCGATTGGCGTCGACATTGGCACGGCTGGTGACCTGAGCGTGGCCTGCTTGATGTTCGACGGAGACCTGGTGGCCGTGGACGCCTGGAGGCCGGGCCGAGACGACCTTGAGGCCCAGGTCAGCATCGCCAAGAGGATCGTGGCGCAGTCCCTGAAGTGGGGTCGTCAGGTCAAGGAGATGTTCGGCGCTGACCGCTGGAGCGGTGACCCGATCCCGGGCTCTAGGATCCACATCGACGACACGGGCATCGTCGGGGTGTGCGATTTCCTTGCCAGGGACGGATACTTTGTGGATCGGGTCCAGTTTGGCGGCAAGCCTGGCGGGGACCACTTCGACTTGACCCAGGGCACGAATTTCAAGAACTGCCGGGCTGAGATGCACTGGGTTGCGCGTCGTGGATTGCAGGAGGGAAAGTTCCGCATCCGCGACAACGTGCCGATGTTCAACAAGGTGCGCCAGCAGATCCAGTGGACGCACTTTGAGCGCGAGGCGGGCCCTGACGGCCCGGTCATCAAGCTCGAGCCGAAAGAGAAGATCCGGAACGCCCATGCGGGCACGTCGCCAGACTACTCAGATGCGTTTGTTTTGGCCTGCCGTGAGTGCATGGAGGACTCGACGATGTTCACCTCTATGGGCACGCCTGTCTTCCACAAGGGCAAGAAGCAGGGCTCAAGACTCCCCGGGAGCCGGCGGCTTGCTTAGGTTCTTCAGCGCCAGGTCTCTGATTTGCTCAGAAACAGGCCGGCTAGAATCTAATCCATGCTGAATCTGCCGCAGTTCGTCTGGTGACAGCTTGAAGGTGATCCCTACGGACCTCCTCAGATTTGCCGGCTTGGGCTTCCTGCCCCTCTGCCATTCACTCATGCTCTCCCCCTGAGCGTAATTTCCGTCATACCTTTATTATTGACATTGACGGACTCCCGTTTCCAGCGTAACAAGAGGCTAGTTCATGAACGCTAGTTGGGTCAAGTACAGTGACCGCGCTCCGCGTGGGACCTCCCTATATTGGGCGACCACGCCCATTCTGGGCATCGGTGGCTCCTCCACGCGCGGATTCTGGGACGGCGACCGCGCCCCAGGCATCTTTGCGAAGGCTTCTCTGGCCGGCGACGAGTCCGTTGAGCACCCGTTCGAGGAGAACGTGTGGGTCCGGGCTGCGCTGAAGGCCGTCAGCGACGGCGTCGGCCAACTGCCGCTTTGCTTCTACAACGGGGAGCCGGGCTCGAGGGAGTCTGTTCACATTGAATCGGGTCCGCTTGTAGAGCTGTTCGACAGCCCGCATCCGCTGTTTACGGCCAGCGAGTTTTGGCAGGCCCACTCGATCAACTACAAGCTGGACGGCGAGTGCTACTGGTTCCTGACAGATCGGAACGGTATGCCCCTCAAGCCGAATGGCGTGGGTGAGATCCAGATCCCAGAGGTCATTACCCCGGTTCGTGGGCGTCTGGTGGAGCACAAGGTTGCCGATAACGGTCTTCCTTACTTGTACCGCTACCATCAAAAACAGGGCAACGGGGGAGGGTACAGCGTTGACTTCCCCCCGGAATCCGTAATCCCCTACTGTGATTATGATCCCGCGAGTGGCTTGCGGGGTTTTGGGGACGTTCAGTCCGCAGAGCGCGAGATACAGGCTTACCACCAGGTCCACCGGTACATGGACGCGACTATGCGTTCTGGTGGTGACCCTGGAGCTTGGATCGTTTTCGATCAGCGGCTGAGCGCAGAAGAGTTAGAGAGACGTCAGGCTCTCGCGGATGATGAGTACAGCGTGGAGAACCGCGGTCGCACGAAAGTGTTGGACCGGGGAGCCAAGATTGTGCCCAACCCCGTTGCTCCCCGTGACCTCGAGTACAGCAAGTACATCGAGTGGCTGCGTGACAGCATCCTGAGCTCGCTGGGCGTCCCGCCGCCGATGGTCGGTATCTACGACCAGGCCACGTACAACAACATTCGGACCGCAGAGAAGATCATGTGGACGGGGCCCAACGGCATCCTGTCCCTGGTGCGTAGGTTCGAGGACGTCATTAGAAACAAGTTCCTGTCCCGCCTGATCGGCGTTGGATCTAGGGAGGTCTGGCCGCACTTCGAGACTTCAGGCGTTGACGCGCTGGTCGAGGACCGGACCGAAGCAGTACGGGCTGCCGCAGAGGTCGCAGGCCGCGGAATCGGCATCTCCTTCGCCAAGGCGGCGGAGCATGTCGGGCTTGCTCTTGAGCATGAGATTGGGGATGCCGACGCACAAGAAGGCATCAAGCCGTCTGATAGAGCTTTCGTTGCCGCCAACCTCCGACCTCTCTCCGCAGTTGTTAGTAACCTGACTGACGAGGATCGCGCCGCGACTCCGATGGAGAGCCTTAACGGCCCCCAGGTTACTGCGCTGCACGAAATCGTTCTTTCGGTGGTCAATGGCGACATTGACCAGGAGACGGCGGCCCACCTTATTGTCGCGGCCTTCCCGCTGGATATGGAGCGCGCCAAGGCGCTTCTGTCCGCCGTGCAAATCAAGGAAAAGCCAGATCCGGAGCCCGTACCGCCGCAGCTCGCGCAACCGCCTGAGCTGTCCGAGGAGCCGGATGACGAGCCCGAAGATGAGGAGCGCTCCGCCGAGTGGGACGCTGCCATCGAAGAAAGCCAGGGCGATGTTCGTGAGAAGATGGCCATGCGCCTTGCGGGCCCTATCCAGACGTATCTCTCCGAATATGAGACCGCGCAGATGAGCCGCATCCGCGCGGTATCGGCATCTTCGTCGGCAAGAGAGCTGTCTGAGTCGGACTACAAGCGCCTGATGCTCGACGATCAGGAGTGGCGCGACTACCTGGCGACCATTCTTGGCGCTGAGCTGACTCGAGTTTACGAGGACACCATTGAGCTTCTGATTGAGGAGGAGCTTGGTCCGGAGTCCCGCATTCCGCAGGAGCGGATTCGCCGGTTCATCTCGGGCCACATCGCCGCCCTCGCAGCAACGGTAAGCCTCACTACGCAGAAGAGGGTCCGTACAGCTTTGGGCCGGGCACTCGGTTCGGCTGATACGGATCAGCTTCTTGGAGACGAAATCGCTCGCGCTTTCCCGCAGATCCAGCAGGAGCTGGAGCAGGCGTTCCAAAACATCGACCGCCGGGGAGAGCTCATCGCACGCAACGAAGTCGCCCGCGCTCAGAACTATCTACTGTCGCAGGAGGCTCGCGCCGCCGGCGCGAAGAAGATCCGCTGGGTCAGCAGCAAGGATGATCGCGTGCGGGACAGCCATCAGCCCCCGGTAGATGGCGAGGTCGTGGAGTTCGGGCAGCCGTTCTCTAACGGTCTTCGCTGGCCTCACGACAGTGAGGGCTCGCCTGAGGAGGTCATCAACTGCCGCTGCACGTTTGAGATCGTCGAATGGGGCATCCCGACTGACGAAATTGACCTGCTTGAGTCCCTTGAGGGCCGCAGCGCCGAAGAGGCGCGCGCTGAGTACAAGGGCACTAAGATCGACTTGCGCCCTTCAGGCGGAATGGCCGCTGAGGCGCGCAAGTACAAAAAGTGGAAGGAGGAGGGCCATGCCGGCGGGACTTCCGTCGCCGCCAAGAGGGCCGGTCAGCTCGCCGCGAGGACTGAGCTGAGCCCGTCTACCGTCCGCAGAATGCACTCCTTCTTCTCTCGCCATGAGCCCGACAAGAAAGCCAAGGGCTTCCGTCAGGGCGAAGATGGATATCCGAGTCCTGGACGTGTTGCGTGGGCTGCTTGGGGCGGAGACGCCGGCCAGGATTGGGCCCGCAAGAAAGTCGCCCAGCTCGACGGCATCGACGAAAAGTAACCGAAATGGCCAACATCCGTAAGTTTGACGCAGCCACCATCCGATCCGTCGCTGACGGAAGCGCCACGATTGCCGAGCTGGACTCGCTTGGTTTCGACAACATCTTTGCCATCAAGGCCGACCCTGATGTCGTCCAGCGCCGGACCTGCCAGGCTGGAGTTCGCTCGATTGAGGGTACTGAGCGCCGCGTGAGCTATCTCATGTCGACCTCGAATCCCGTCGGGCGCACTGGGGACGTCATTCTTACCCAGGGGTGGGACTTCAGCGAGTTCATCAAGCGCGGTATGCCCTTCTTGTACGACCACAACCTCGACAAGAAAAACTACGGCCTGCCTCTGGGTCGTATGGATAATCTGCGCTTTTACGAAGACCAGGATGGCCGCAAGAGCCGTAAGCCCAAAATGGGCTATTACTCCGCGCTGATTGGCGACGGTGTGTACACGCCATACGGAGTCAACGACTTCAACGACCTCGTCTACCGCATGGTTGACGAGGGATACATGGATGGCTTCTCGGTCGGTTTCAGGGCCATGTCTAGCCGCAAGCCGAACGAGTCTGAGCGCTCTGAGTTTGCTGGTATGCCCGAGCGCGGAGGCCTGACTCCCTACAGCGTGGTCCATGAGCGGACGATGCTAATTGAGGGCAGCGTGACGCCCGTTGGCATGGATCCAGACGCAACTCGGATCAAGCGCCTGAAGGAGCGCGTCGTGACCCTCAGCGAGCGTGGCCAAGCGAGCCGCTCCGAGGCTCAGCGCCTGCTGGAAATCCTTGGCATTGGCGATGTCCGCACGGTCGTCCCCGTAGAGTTTGGCGAGGGCGTGTTCGAGCCCGAAGTTCATGCTGCTGAGATCGAGCAGCCGGATTCTGGGCCTCGATCCGAGCCTACTGAAACTCAGGATGGCGATGCGGAGCAGCGGTCCGAGCAGAGCAGCTCTGCCGGCGACGATTCCGGAATCGAGTCGCGGATCAGAGAGATCGAGGGAGAGCTGGCGGAGCTGGCTGACTGCGCTGCGAATCTGCAAGGGATCGCGGAGGAGATCAGCGGGCTTCGCGCAATTATCGAGGACATGCAGTGCCGCACCGAGGTTACGGACCGTATCCGCAAGCTCGAAGTGGTCCTGGGTGTCGAGGACAACACTACCGGTAAATCGAACGGCAAGAGCGGCCTTGACGCTGCTCTTGGCCTTTGACCACCAATCGCAGGAGAAAAGCGATGTCTGAAAAAATCGAAGTGACTGAAAGTGGGAAAACGCCGGAGGAAATCCGCGCGAACTTCCTGGAGGGCGTGCGCTCTGCCGTCCGGGAAGAGGTTGCCCAAAACCGTATGAGCGTTGATGATGCCGTTTCCGAGGCCAACAAGCGCGCTGCCGAGCTCGAGGAGCGCCTTGCCGAAATCGAGAAGCGTAGCCGCGTGGGCTTTGTGCCCGGCACCGGTGACTACTCCGACGAGAAGCGGGGCGGGTTCAACCTGGGCCGTGTCTGCCAGTCGGTGCTCGCCAAGCAAAGCGGCGACCACAACTGGCGCAGCTACGCTGAGCTGGAGTGGGAGATGAGCGACGCTGCCGCTGAGGAGCTTCGCGCTCAGGGCACCACGCCCGACACCTCCGGCGGTTTCATCGTTCCTGGTCAGGTCATGGCCGACCAGTTCATCGAGGCCCTTCGCCCGCAAGTTGTGGCGCTCGATCTTGGTGCCACCGAGATGACCGCCACCACCACCCCCATCGAGATCCCCAAGGAAGCCACTCCGCTGGCGACCGCGGCCTCGGTGGCTGAGAACGCGGCTGCTGCTGAAACCAGCGTGTCGTTCGGCCAAATGCGCCTCGAGCCGCACACCTGCGCCTCGTTTATCAAAGCGTCGCGGCGTCTTCTGGACATGGGGTCCAACGCTGACGGCATCCTTCGTCAGATCATGACCCGCGAGATCGCGCTCGAGTGGAACCGCTGGGTTCTCAAGGGCACCGGCACCGGGAACGAGCCCGTTGGTATCTACAACCAGCCTGGTATTGCTTCTGTTGATTTCAGTGGCCTGGCCGCATCCACTGATTACGGGACTTACGAGCTGCTGCTCGAAATGGAGGACAACGTTGCTGACGCCAACGCCCTTCAGGGTCGACTCGGATGGGCGATGTCCAACAAGTGCTACCGTGCTCTGCGCACTCTCAAGAGTGAGCCGACGGCCTCTTCCGAATGGGGCGGGATGACCAACAAAGTCGTCAGCGAAGGCGGCCCCGGCGCAGTTCTTGGCTACCCCTTCCGTCGCACCACCCAGCTTGCCGGTGGCTCTGACGCGGAAATGATCTTCGGTGACTGGTCTCAGGTTGTGATCCCCCGCTGGGGCAACCTGGTGATCGAGGCGTCGAACGTGGCCAACGACGCGCTTCAGCGTCGCCAGACCCACATTGTCGCCTACGTCGATATCGACGTCGGCATCCGTCAGCCGGGCGCGTTCGCTGTCAGCTCTGGCTGGGACCTCAGCAGCCTTTGATCTGCAAGTAACCTAGGAGGAACCAACTATGGCACTGCCTGATCTTCATTCTCAAGCTAAGTTCACCCAATGCGTTCCGGCGCAAAGCATCGCCGCCGGGGCAACCGTCAATGGCGCTGACGTCAACGCAATCGGCTACCGCTGGATGTACTTTGTCGTCAACCTTGGCGCTGTTGCAGCCACTGGCGCTGGCGCGCTCAAGCTGCAAGCTGGCTCTGTGAGCGGAACCTACGCCGATGTCGCCGGGGCTACCCTTGCGATTGCTACGGACGACGACAACACCACCAAAGTGATTGCCGTTGACCTTGAGGCCAACACCGGCCCGCACTACCGTCTCGTCGCCACCGGCGGCTCTGGCGGCGCGACCCTGGCCTCCGCAGATGCGATCTGCATCTGGTCGAAGGACACCACCGCGGGCGGCGCTTACGCCGTCACCGCGGTTGACGTGACCTGGTGATAGCGAAGGAGCCGGCGGCCTAACTATGGGCCGTCGGCTCCGCACTCTAATCCGCCGAAGAAATGAGCCTGCCTGATCTGCACTCGAGCATCCGCGTCTGCCAGAACATCCCCGTTCAGGCTATCGCGGCGACCACTACGGTTACCGGAGAAAGCCATCCCGTTGCCGAGAAGCAGTACATTCACCTTCGGGACTGCTACAACGCCTATCTTGTTGTGAGCTGCGGGGACATCGCCTCTGCAATACAGGTCAAATTGCAGCACTGTGACGACATATCTGGAGCCCGTCCGACTTGGATCGACGTTTCTGGGGCTACGGATGTGATCCTGGCGTCTGAGGACAACAGCCTGCACATCTATCAAATCAACCTCCGCGGACGCGAGGACGGGCCTTATTACCGTGCTTCGCTTTATGTCGGCGGTGGTGCCGGCGCCTCAACAGTGGGCGCCACCTTCCTTGCAGCTTGGCCCAAGGATAATCTCCTCGGTGGAGACCTGGCTATGACTGCTATTGACGCAACTTGGTGATTATGGACCATCTCTACGAAGTCAACCCCGGCAGGACCCTTATCCTGCCCGAGAAGTTTGGCGACATCAAAGATCGTATTTGGGCGATCACTGGCGACTACGTCACTCTTGAGAACCCGCTTCTGCGCCAATGGATGCAGGGTCAGATGGGCAAGATGACTAAGCGCCGTATCCTTCCCAAGGGCAAAACCGCAAAGGTGCCCGCGCAGCCTGCGGCTCTACGCGCCATGGCGGCCGCTGCCGGAGAGAAGCTGGAGAGCCCTAAGGTGAAGGCTGCGAAGGCGCTCATCGAGGAGGAGATCGACTTCGACACTCCGCCGAACATTGTGCCCCCGGATGATGTCGAGGAGGTCGAGGAATGAGCTACCACGTCCGTATGTGCTGCGCGTTCCGCCACGAAGGCGTAGAGTACAAAAGCGGTGATGTCGTGCCCGAAAACGTTGCGCGCATTTACCCTGAGCGTTGCGTTGTACTTGGCGACACCGCGGCTCGAGTCATGGACTCTTACGACGTGCGCTCTGAGCCTGAGCCTGAGCCCGTTGTGGAGAAACAGGCCGAAGAGGAAGTCGCCCAAGAAGAGGAGTGACGCTTGAACTACACCGGGGCGCTATCTACTCAGGACTTCACGACGCTTGCGCGCGTGAGGGCTCTAATCAACGCAAGTCTTGACGACGATAGTCAGGACACGCTTATTAGTAACCTGATTAGCAGCGTCTCGGTCAAGTTCACCAAGTACCTTGGCCTTCACGCGCTCAAGGCCAGCCGCACAGAAGTCTACGAGGTCCGCGCTGGACAGCGCGTTATCAGCCTCGATGGCGCTCCTATCTATCCCGTTGTCGACGCCGACGACGTGACGATCAAGATCGCATACGCTCCGACCGCTGCCGCGTTCAATGCCGCGACTTCGCTGAACGACGACGAGTTTGCGATCAACTACCCCGCCGGCTACATCCGCACGCTTGTGGAGCAGCTCAAGGACCCGGGGTTTGCCCAAGTGACGTACACGGGTGGGCTGAGCGCATCGGGCGAGATCCCGACCGACTACCCTGATCTGGCTTTTGCCGCTGATATGCAGACGAAGTATCTGCTCCAGCGACACGACACGCTTGGCGGCCAGGTCAGCCTGCAAACGGGCGCCGCCACGGCGTTCGCCCAGATGGAGTACGGGCTTCTCAACGAAGTGCGCGAGGTCCTCGAGGGCTATCGGAGGGCGCGAGTCTGATGTTTTCCGTTGGCGTCAAGACTGATGCAGCATCTGCTGCCAAGGGCCTGCGGGAGCTCAGCGAAAACCTAACTGCTCAAGTGTCGCGGGAAGCGTCTGAGCTGGCTTACAAGTCCCTGGCTTTCTTCCGAGACAAGGAGCTCAGGGGCAAATATGTTGAGCACTACAGGAGGCGGACTGGATATGGTCTCCAACAGCGCTCTGGAAAAACCGACGACGAGACGCGGCGCAGCTTCGAGTACAACTACAGCTACAGCAGCAAAGTCGGCAAGATCACTTTCTTCATCGGTGGCCGGGCTCTGGCGCACGATCAGGACCGCGCCATAAACCGCGCCGCCGGATGGATCATCTTCCCCGGAGACGACGCTGTGGATAGCCGCGGCGTTGTGCTGCCCGAGTTCACCGACTCTGCTATCGCGGCGCTCAGGGCCAACGGCGAAACCTTCTGGATGCCGACCAAGAGCCCCACGCTGGCCTTCATCGGATATCGCCCCGTTGAAGGTCAGCGGGCCCTGCGAATCCGAGTTGCGTCTAAGCGCGTGGTCCACCCCAAGCGCGTGTCGCCCGAAATACACTTCACGTTCTCCGGCGGCGTCAACGAGTTCTTCAACCGGCTGTCTGACATGGACTTCTTTACGAAGGAGTTCTCGAGCACGGTCAACCAGTTTTGGCCGAAATCGAGCCAGGGGCAACTGCGATGATCTTCGACATCGGCTGCATCCCCTTCCCCGTCACCACTTTGACCATCCGCAGATCGGTTGGGTCGGACGGCAGCTCTGGGTTCAGCCGGTCTCGCCAAGTCTACGAGCGCCCTGTGCGCGTGATTACGCTCAAGTTCTCCGATGCCCCGTATGGTTCTGTGAAGGCACTGACCGACCTTTACAACGACACTTACGGCGGGATCAAGGCCATGACTTTCGATCACCCCGACGGGACTGGAGAGATCACTGTTCGCTTTGCGGACAGCGACATGCGCATTACGCAGACCGGGTCCAACTCGTTCAGCTTTGAGGTTGCCCTAGAGGAGGTGCTCTAGTGGCCTACCCCGACGACAACGCGAAGCCGAAGAAGCTGCGCGTGCTCGAAGTTCTGCGCCAGACGATTGCGGATATATCGCAAGCGGCTGGGTACAAGTATTACATCCAGCGCGCGCACCTCTACCAGGGGGCGGAAGTCGCCCTCGGGTCGGCGTTTCCGGCGGCCGTCCTTTACCCGGCGAACGTTGACCGTAGCACTCGTCGGATCAACTGCGCTGCGACTGAGCACAGCCTACAGGTGGCTATCAACGTCCTGCTGCGCGTAAACACGGGCAGCACGGCCTGGCGCGACCAGCTTCACTGGCTGGTTGCTGACGTAACCAAGGCCATTGACGACAACGTCCAGCTTGGCGGTGAGGCTGTTTACTGCCAAGTCGAATCTGACCAAGTCTACGATCTCGGAGAGGGGGAAACTATCGCAGCCGCCGAGGTCATCGTGTCGATCCTGTATCGGCACGCAACAGGGAACCCAAGCCTTTGAAGAGGTGAACCATGCCGCTACTGACTAGAAAGAAGCAACTTGTGCTCAAGGAAGAGTACAGCGCCGGTGTCTTCACCGGAAACCTCGAGACTGCGGCCGACGCCGCTATGCTCGTTTT